ATCTCAGCACGTATTTCAGCCGATAGCTTGGCAGCGTGCTGGCTATTTGCGCCACCAGATAGGCTCACGATTTTGGAAGCATTCGGAGACTCCTGCAGGGCCTTCTGGAAGGCAGCGTTCTGGCCAAGGCCTCGCAGTGTTGCAATAGGCTTCTCGACGGCCTTGATAATCTTACGTGAAACGATAGACTTGAGAGCCACGTCCTTGGGCTCACCGGCAAAATATAGTTTGATCGACGGCATGTCAGACCTCGAATAGTTAGACGGCATGTGTTAAAAATAGGCAGGGGCCGCCATGCCGCAGAACGGCCCCCACCACATAGCCCAGAGGGCTTAGTTATAGACTACCGTTCCGTAAGGGAGCGATGAACTGAGTACAACAGGCGTAGCTGTTGTGAAGAACTCAGAGAAGTATGTTGCTGCGAGTGTCACTGGTGTTGACAGCTTGAACCCTTCGAATGACAGAGTTACTCGGTTGTAGGTTTCACCTGCTTGAGTCCATCCACCTGACTCGTTGTTCATGCGCTGTGGGAATACACCGACCTTGCGCTTGCCACCGACTGTATTGCCGATGAGACCGCCGCGAGTAGCACAGATGAGCTTCTGATTTTGAGCAGCACCTGTCTCATTCGTGCCGTTCTCAAGAAGCAAGTCCTCGATAGCTCCAGCACCTGTGTTGATAGCTGCCTCGACGAAAGCCTGCAGGGCCGCGTTGTCCTCAACGTGCTCGATAGTGATTGAATAAGCTCCAGAGCCGGCATCGCGAGTGACGTCTGTTGAGATGATATTGCTCTGCAGTTTGTAGAGATGTGTTGTTCCCACGGTCGGCGTTGTTACCGAATCGTCGACAGTCCATGCGGCGAACAGGTTACCACCTGCCACGACGCGATTATTAACTGACATGTTGGTTGTCCTTGGTTATGTAATACATGAAACTTTGAGAATCGCGGTGAATCATTTGCGTCCAGAAGATTAGCTTCTCATCGTCTGTGCAGTTCGCGATCTCTCGTGCCAGGCCTCGTACATTGCGCTTCAGTTTGCTAGTCATCGCGTCGGCGTCGACTTCGTAGCCCACATGGTGAATGATTAGAGAGCACTGACCTATTATGAATCCCTGTTTTTCGATTGACCAGCCGATTTGTTCGTGAGCTGCACCTTGAAATATGAAGCCTTTGTAGTTACGAAATACCCTCGCCGTTGGCGTGTGGTATCGCATTACGTCGTTACTTCCTTGTTGATGCTTTGGCTGCACTCCCACGCAACCACACACGAGCCCACCAACACCTGGTGGGTAAATATCCAGCTCGGAAAACCATTTGTGTTGATGGAGCAGCAGACGGTCGTCGGCGTCTATCCACATGACCCATTCACGAGAGCAGAGACCAATGCAGAGGTTGCGAAGATTGGCGAAGTGGAGCTCTTGCCATTGCGTTGCGTAGTACCGCACCACTGTCCCGTTTTTCAACGTGATTGTCTTACGCTCTACAACCTCTGGATTGTCACCCTGCTCATTCCATAGCACGACCACCTCGCAACCACTCGGAAGTGTTGCGATCATCTGCATGACGTGGTGTGCTTCGCTCTTGTGAGCGATGCAGGCGAAAGAAATGTCAAGCTGTTTAGAGCTTGAGCTTTGGCTCGTTTCCGACATAAAGAACTACTTTAGTTTGTGAAGGCTCGCTAGGAAACTGCCCGATGATTATCTGCTGTATATCACGAACGAAGAACTCCAGCACGGTCACACTAGTAACGTCACGAGGCTGGTGATCGCTGAACAGGTCAGAATCAACGCGAACATCGATGTCACCGTAGGCAGCGTGTATCTGGCGCAAGTGCGCTATCAGTTCTGAGATTCTCATTTCTGGATATACGTGAATGTTGCTTCGTACAATAGTGCCACCTTGTCGCTCTTGTCATCGACGTAACCAGTGACGGAGTTGGTTTCGATAGCGTGCAGGGTTATGGTGTAACCTTGATTCGTAGTATCTGAATAGGGCAGAGCAGCCGCGACGTTGTCCATGACGACGTCCAGCTTCTCAGCAAGCACACCGTGTGCCAATGCAGCCGTGCCCAGTTCCTGCGAGTCGAGTGGGTTTTTCTGGATGGCATAGCAGCCGATGCGCATCTTGCGGAGTCCTGGCGTGTATCTAGACTCGACAAGGTCCTGAGCTACGTCATCACTGATGATGTTCGTGTACACGTTCGCCTTCGTGTTAGACAGCACCGTTTCCTTTGTGAACACATTGACAGACTTGAGTGTCACGTCGTCGTTGATCTTGTCACGCACGAGGTCAAGTGCTATTTCGTATTTGGAAGTTTTGCTCATGATGCGGCCTGTGATAATTTGCGGAGCATGATCTCGATAATCTTCGGCAGTGTTTCCTGCTCGAAATCCTTAATGGCTGGAGTTATGTACGGCCTCGCTGGTATTGTAGACATAAGGTTTCGACCTGCTTGTCCACCATACTCATGAATGCGAGCGTATGGGATAACATCGAGGTCTATGCCCCAGACAAAAGAATATGTATCTCCAGCCTGTTTGAACTGCGAGGCATTACCACGGGCTTTGTAGACCGTTGCAGCCTTGAACAGATTACCTGTGACAAGATTGAGTTTAGGGCTATTGCTTGGGTATTTAGGTGCTCTGTTTGTTTCGCCATAATGGTCTGACACGTTAGCACCCAGAGCCGTCTGTATACGCTGCGGATCGAAAGCATCCTTTGCCAGAGTAGGCAGCAAGCCCAGAACCTTACGAACGTATTCGTCGACCGTTATCATATCCAGGCCCTGACGATATACGGTGCAAGGCGTGAACGGAACCGACTGGTCAAGTCTTTATAGATTGTCGTCGTCGTTGTGCCACCCTCGGCGCTTGCTACCGACTGCAGACCGAGCCTGTTCTCACGGCCTGAGAAGTCTGTGTTCTTGAACAGCTCGACGACCATCTCACCACAGACGCTCTTGATGTCCTGCGGACATGTTGCATCGGTGTAGCCTACAGTAACATTGGCTCTCCATACTGGATAGGTTAGGCCGTCCTCATAATATACTTGATATATCCCGTCAGCCTTGACGATGATAGCACCCGTGGCTGTTGTCCATGCAGCGTCAAGGACGTCTTCCTTATACTGCAATGATGACAGCGAAGTCGTCACAGAATATGGCAGTATCTGTGTCTGGTGATGCGAACCTAAAAAATCGTAAGGGCCTGTCGCCTGCACAATAGGCTGCTTGCAAATGCCATCGATCATAGCGCCGGCCTGGTTTATCAGTGCCTGCAGGCGTGTGTCCTGTGAGCTGTCACCTATATTTAGATGGTTAGACTTGAGCTCTGTTACTGTAATGAGTGCCATTATTTTACCCCTACGACATCGAAAATTGCTTGGTCTGTTGTGTTTAGTTCTTTAGGCAGGCGAGCAGACAAGACAAGGTCTTTTGAGAATGTCTTGACATTTACCGCATCGGTTTGGTTGCCACCAAGCAAATAGATACTATTCGTCGTTTCACCAGTGTAGAATCCGACGTGGTGGCCACCTTTGCGCTTGAGTATTATGACAGCACCATACTGCAGTGGTACTTCGTTGCCCCACTTCATCCATGACTTTGCTGCTGCAGACTTGGTAATCGGATAACCAGCACGAGCCATCACCCAATTCACGAACGAAGAACACCAGGGCACTTCGTCCTGCTTAGCCTTGAGCGTCGTCATGGCATGGTACTCGAGGATGCGAGGGGTATGTGAGGAGATGCCTGTGATCTCTTTTACACCCTTCTCACCCTCGGCAATCTTAAGCCATGTATATTTAGGTGTCAAGCTGGTTGCCCTTCCAAGTCTTGTAGGTCTGCCATGCCATTTCCTCAAACAACCTTGTCCGTTCCTCGTTGTGCTCCTGACCTGTTGCAGCTTCGAAGGCGTGAAACCACTCATGGAGAAACGTCTTTATTTGCGTCTCGTATGTCGTCAGTTTGCCGTCGATGTGTGTGGCGATGCGAATCGTGTGCTTGTCAGAATCACACTCGCCGTAAGCACCGCGCATCTTACACAGTCTAACACGCCAGGTGTGACCTCCGAGTTTGAACGAGGTGGGGATCATCGGATGTTGCCTCCGATTATCATCTTGTTGTGGACTGTAAAATCACCAGAGCTGTCAACGTCTACAATAGCAAAGCCATGATTCCAGCCGTTACGGGCTGCGTAGTGCGTGTTGAGGTCGCAGAGGCAACCCACAGACCACCCACCGATATACGAGCCGTCTAGCGGCTTTCTAATGACGTCCGTCGATGTTCTGTGTACGTGCCCGACGAGGATGTTCTCGATGGCCTTCATGCGGTAGTTTCGTGCCGGTGTTACTCCACCACCACCAAACCACTCATGGCCGTGGTCTATCCACAGCTTGCCTGCTGTCATCTTGGCTCTCTTGTCCACCCATTCGATGTTCAGAGCCCGCAGTCCGAGGAACTCCTCGAGATGCACCGTGCCCTCGAGTTCCTTGGCCTTGCGTGCTATGTACCGTCCATACCTCTCCTCGTGGTTTCCTTCACGGTACACGATGCGCTGCTTGTCACCGAAGAACCGACGTAGGTGCTGCAGCATTGCCTTTGCAACGTCGAGCTCCCACTTCCATGAACGACGTGCCTCTACCTTCTCATGGTCGCTCAGGTTGTAGACATCCAGCATGTCACCGTTCAAGACGATGACGTCGCACTGGCTGTTCTTGAGCGTCTCGATGGCAGTCATGTAAGCGCCGTAGAAATTGCCATCGCCATCACGCTTGAGATCGTGGAACGGCCAGTGCGCATCTGAGATAATGCCAATACGACCAGTCTGCAGTTCGCAGACCTTGTCTTCCCTGAGCTCGCCCTTGATAGGTTCAAAATCAGGGACAGCACCGCGAGGAATCACTGGTGATTCTATCGCGATGAGTTCTTCGTCGGCTTGTGCCTGACGTTCGCGGATGCCCTTGAACCCTCTAACCTTGCGACCAATGTGCTCGAGGTGTTCCTGCGAGTTTGCGTAGCTGTGAGCGTTTCTTGTCCTGGCCCCTGTAGTTTCCCCGCCTCGACGCTTTGCGTCGTCTATACGGCCTTTGCGGGCCTGTGAGATGGCTTCCTGTGCAATCTCCCACTCTTCGGATGTAAGGCGTGGACGCGGCATGTCGTGCGGCCTTACTTATTAGATGGCTTATCAGCAGAGAAATAGCCGATGGCGAATAGCGCCAAAGAAATAACAGAGTTTGTAACGATCTCAGGAATGTAGAAGCCCCAGATGGCATGAACGCCATAGGCAACAGCAGCGACGATTCCCGAAACGGTTGTTTTCCAGTCCTTCATGAGAAGACCCTTAATGATTGAATACAGGTGTCTAACTATTCCGAATATACTTGGCTTCGCTTTTGAATTATCCACAACCTCGGGCTGTTCCATGTTGAAGGGCAGCCTGTTCACTGGTATCATCGTGCCGAACTCGTGCGGCCTCTCTATCTTATACCGCAGCTCGACTCTGGTGATAAGTGGCTCGTCATGATTTGACACGCTTATAGGCTTTCTTTTGTGCCGTATTAGCAGGATTCGTGCGCTCCTCGAGGACGACCAGCCGCTGCAGAATCTCGACGACCTTGCTCTGCAGTGCTTCCTCGCTGCGCTTAAGCTGAATCAAGTCCTCACTAGTGTACTTCAGCGACTCCGTCAGACTGATGACAGTATCGCGTGTGCTCTTGTGCTCACTGACTAGCGTCTTGAGCAAAAACGCGATAACCGAAACGATGCTGGTCAGCACCAGCCCGATGACTGATTCTATCGTCATGCCTGCTCTCCGTTATTTGGTATTGCGCGATAGAAGCGGGATTCGCTTTCTTCCCACCAGTCACCAATACCAGCCCAGTCGTTTTCGATCATGATAGCCCCATCGTCAGGCGGCTGCCATGTGTTTACGTCGCCATTCCATAGGCAGGTATTATAGACAACATTGTCCTTTACTATTGCGTATCGTTTCGCTTCCATTATCACGCTCCGTAATACTCTACAACAAAACAAAGGCCGTCGCCACCATTGCCACCTGCTCGCGCAGTAAACCCATTATATGCAGCGCCACCACCACCGCCACCAGCGCCCTTGCCACCATTGCCACCTAAGCCGCCATCTTGGCTAGTAGTGCCACCAGCGCCACCAGCCCCGCCCGTGCCCATGCCGTTGGTTGTCGAATTGTCAATATCGAATAGTAGATTCGTTGCAATGTCGTTAGTTCCAGACCCGCCGTCTGGGCTTAGTGTCGTACCCCCTGCGGGTCCATTTACTTGGACAGCCATATCA